TATAAATATAACATATAGTCTAAGGAGTATGTTATTAGATGTCAATCAAAGTGGTGTAGTTGGCTAACTGCACTATCTCAAGTAGTAGTAGCGTCTGTTGTTGTGTACGCTGGCCTAACAGTTGAGGCTCATATGGAATCATGGTCAGGATCTTTTAAGAGGGGATCAGATGATCTACACTCTATCAGAACTAATATGAATACCATAGCGTATTCAATGGAAAGTATTAATAAAGATATGGATCAAATGAATATTACTACATTAGCCATGGAAGAACATATCAACGACTTAAATGATAATATCACAATCATTAATAGGCAAATGAATTATATGAATGGTTCCGTAGGTAATATGTCTAGTAAATTTAGCCCGTGGGGTATGGCGAGAAGCTTCATGCCTTATATATAGTACTATAAAATGAATGTTGTATAGCGATTCCATTAGGAGAAATATATGGAATTAGGCTATGCCTTAAATACATTGTACTTCCTTGTCTCAGCAGTCTTAGTGATGTGGATGGCAGCAGGATTTACAATGTTAGAAGCAGGATCGGTTCGTTCAAAGAACGTAACAGAGATCTTGTTAAAAAATGTAGCACTTTATAGTGTTGCTAGTTTAACCTTCTTGTTTGTGGGTTACGAATTAATGTACGGGGGCTGGAATGCTCCAGAAGACCACGCATTAATGAGTGACTTTTTCTTTCAAGTAGTGTTTGTTGCAACAGCGATGTCAGTAGTTTCTGGCGCTGTTGCAGAACGCAAGAAATTGTGGTCATTTCTAATCTTTGCTGGTATTTTTACAGCAGTGATTTATCCAATCCAAGGCTCGTGGTCTTGGGGGGGAGGATGGTTATCTGAGGCAGGGTTCTTTGACTTTGCAGGATCAGGTATTGTTCATATGGCAGGAGCAGCCGCCGCATTGGCAGCAGTTCTATTAATCGGACCACGTAAGGGTAAGTATGATGCAAATGGTAACCCGGTTGCAATCCACGGATCTAGTTCAACTCAAGTTGCATTAGGTACACTTATTCTTTGGATGGGGTGGTTCGGTTTTAATGGTGGTTCACAGTTAAGTATTTTAGGAATTGATAACGCTAACGCAGTTGCTCAAATCTTTGTTAATACTAATACTGCAGCCGCTGCAGGTTTACTGAGTGCAATGATGCTCTCAAAACTTTGGTTAAAGAAGACCGCATTAAATGTAACACTGAATGGTGCATTGGCTGGACTAGTAGTTATTACTGCTGATCCATTCTCACCTTCACCTGAGATGGCAGCCTTGTATGGTGCTATCGGTGGATTAATCGTTCCTATTTCTATGGCATTGCTAGAGAAATGGGGTATCGATGATCCAGTTGGTGCGATCAGTGTACACGGTGTGGCAGGTATTGTGGGACTAATGTTGGTTCCGATTTTAAATACCGATGCTACATTGTATGGGCAAGCGTTAGGTACAGGTGCAATATTCATATTTGTATTTGGTACATCACTTGCAGTTTGGTACTTACTCAAAATGACTATCGGTCTGAGAGTTGGTGCAGAAGAAGAACTTGTTGGTTCAGATATGTGGGAAACAGGCGAATCAGCCTATCCTGAGTTTATGGATAACAATAAGTAAAATTTAACCATCGTTATACAGCATACTTAATCCCTCTTAATTGAGGGATTCCTTTTGTAAGTTGCCATTTATCTTGATCTAGTATATAATATAAGATCACTAATAAGGAGAGAAGATGAGCTTAGATAGAACAGGTAACGGATACTTAGTAGACCCTACAATATGGACCCTTGACGTAATGCACGAGATGGCTAAGGAAGATGAGATTGAATTAACTGAAAGCATGGTTATGCAGATTGAAAAGGCGCGGGAGTACTTTGCCGAAAACTCAGCAGTGCCACCAATCAGAACATTCTCAAAATACGTAGGTATTGATAAGAAGATTCTATTCAAAGAATGGATTATGATATCAGCACCGATGAAAGCGATAACAAAATTTGGAGCCCTTCCAATGCCCACCGGCTGTGTATAATGGATGATCATCCATTTTTCACGATGTGTCCGGCTGATCAAGCTGAATACTTTGATTGGGTGTTGAGTCTTATAATGGATAATCAATTACCTGAGATGACTGATTATGAAATTGTGGATAAGAGTTATAGGATGCATTTATGCGACATGCGACATTAGGCTAAATATTGTATATGAATATAGACACCAATAAGGAACAATATACTCAAATGTATGCCGAGCAATTAGGGCATACCTTGGAGTGCTTTTACGAGACTGTTAATGATATACATAAGACAGATATAATATCTCTAGATTTATTCGAGAGTATACTTGTTAATAGGCTTAGCCAGAAGGATTGCAAGTGTATAAAAAGAACCATACACTAATGGAGATGTAACGAGGAACAGTAGCTGAGACCTTCATATCTTTGATTCTCATGCGTAATATTATTATCCTTAACCTTACCATTAAGTCACGAGAATGCCTATGATCTCTAGATATTGATTAGTATATATACAATGAGGGAATAATCCCTTGACTCTAAATTAAAAGGAGAAAAATATGTTGAAAGATATAGTTAGCTGGATTAAATCTGGCACTGAAGCAGGTGTAGCATTGATTGCGTTTGCAATCGTATTACAAGTAATTTTTGGTGGAACAGTTCCATTCATTGGAGGTGACATTATTGGCACCATCACTGGTATCGTTGCACAACTTGGCGCTCAAGGCTTAATTGGTTTAGTAGCCGCTGCAGTACTATATAAGATTTTTAATAAATAATCTTTTATGAATATTCGTACTGAAACCATACTTGGTGGATATAACGAACGAGTTTAGTAGAACTTAAAACTACGAACCACTTTCAGTCAGCGAAGACGCAGGCGATATAATGGAGGATAAGGATAGGCTAAAGTCTATCGAGTGCTTCCACCTAATTTATAAACAGCGTAAAGTTGTTATTGGAGTTATTTAGGACGGCGGGGCAGTACCGCCCAACTCCACCAAAAGTATATTCAGAGAGCTGAATAGCAGTATACTTCTGATGGGGTTGAAATAGTGTTCGACTAGGTAATAGAAGGTAGCAATCGCTAGTGTAGACAACACTTAAACACAAATAAAGTAAACGCTAACGCAAATACTTACGCAATCGCCGCCTGATAGGAGGTTGATTTGAGGCATGGGCCACCTTATAACCAAACGGCCCTTTATAAATAGTTTTTTGTAATTGGTTTAAGTATGACAGTTTGTAGTGATTGTAACAAAGAGTTTAAAGTGGAAGTTGTCGACTCAGGTATGACCATACCGTCAGATGAGTTAGACTTAGATATAGGCTATTGCCCCTTCTGTGGATATGATGTAGACTATATGGATAATGATGTGGACTTATAATGGTAAAGAATTTACCATTGACGATGTCGGCGATTATTATGGCTTTATTTATCGCATTACTAATTTGGATAATGGCCATGATTATATCGGAAGGAAGTATTTCAAGTCGAATCGCAAGCTTCAGCCCCTCAAAGGTAGAAAGAATAAGCGACACAAGATCGTTGATACCGACTGGCAAACTTACTATGGATCATCAAATAGACTCTTAGCCGATATTGAGTTATTAGGTAAGGACCATTTCAAGAGGGAGATAATCCTTTTGTGTGATACTCGAGGTGAGACTAATTACCGGGAAGCAGAGATACAATTCAAGGAAAGGGTTTTATTACGGGAAGACAACTATAATGGCATTATAGCTATTAAATTAGGTATAGGGTCTGTGAAAAATATTAGTTGATTTACATCTTGATATACTATATAATTATATTATGACTAGAAAAAAACGTAAACCTATGACCGCCGAGCAAAGAGCTGCAGCGGTAGAACGCCTGGCTAAAGCTCGTGCAGCTAAGAAGCCAGCTCAATATAAAAACATTGACCCTTCGGTATTAGCTATAGACGCTGATAATGAATTCTCTATGGTTAATGTAAAGAAGTATATTAAGAACCAGACTGTACTGGCCGCGGCCTATAGAAAAGCTGCAGCCCGAAAGGAGAAGGGCGCCGTAGCTAAGCGCTTAGCTACCCTTGCGTACAAGAGAATGTGTGAATCATATCTACGAAACGGTGTATGGATAGGTGATTTCATTGGCATGGAAGAGGAGAAGAAAGTGTCTTGGCAATGTGTTGCAATGGCCTATGATAAGAATGGTGTAGCCAAGAGAACACATGGAGTATATTATGATGATATTAAAGAGGTGTATAAATGATATTAGTTGATAGTTCCCAGTTGTTTATATCAAACATAATGTATTACTTGAATCACCGATCTAAAGAGATAGATATTGACGAGGTGCGCTCTATGATATTAGAAGCTATCAGATATCATAGAAAGAAGTTTTATAGGGAGTATGGTGAGATAGTACTATGCTATGACAATAAAGATTATTGGAGAAAGGAATACTTCCCTGGTTACAAGGCATCTAGAAAGAAGCAGAAGGATAAGAGTGCTTACGATTGGAAAGCTGTATATGAAGCTATCAATACTATTAAGCAGGAGTTGAAAGATAACTTCCCTTATAAACAAATTGAAGCTGATAATACGGAAGCTGATGATGTTATCGCAACCATTATTAAAGAAGAAGC